TCTTGTTCGCAACCAAAGTAAGCGTACTATTCTCGCCATCAAGATGAAGTCCCACAGATTCCATGTCGGTTCGCAAATCACGCACAAAGGCATCAATCGTCTTATCGCCGATCTTTAGTTGTGCCTCAAATGTCTTCGTGGTGTACTCTTGCGCTGAAGCCCAATCGTCGATATCGAACTCCTCGTCCTTGCCACGTGATTTCACACATACCAGCAAGTCGTTCTTATATTTGTCGCCGAACGTGGCTTGGCTCCACTGGTCGCCCTTATCATACGGTGGTACTGGCTGGTCTTGTACAAACCCCCTGCGCTTGCCGTCAGCCGTGTCCTGTGCTCGTTTCGCTGCCTCAAGCGACTTCAACACGTCAGCGTCGGTGATCTCCTTCCAAGAGTATGTGTTATCAGGATTCTTCTCAAATGAATACGCCCGACCACCACCTGTCTCTGCGTAACTTCTATTATAATAGATGTCATGTAGGTGCATCTCCTTTGTAGCTTCGTCCGTCCACTCACTGGCAGGCTCTGTTGAGGCTGTCGGCACAGCATCACCGAACCATATTACAATTTGCTTGTCTGCCTGATCCTGCACAGCGTTAAGTTGTGATTTCAAAGAGGCTATGTACTCCTCCATCGGCATATCGTTGCCATGTTCGTCCGTAACCATCCACCAAGACCCTTCAGTCGGACTCATCTGAATCTTTGGCTTTGGCATTGAGAACGAATTAATGCCCACATACATACGATAGTAAGGTGAGCCAGTCCCTGCAGCTGCCTGAATGATAGCGTGCTGACGTGCGGGATTAGTCTTGTTGCCCAATGTTGACACCTCATCGCCTATGCGCGGTTCGTCGCTACCACTTGCATAGTCTTCTGCATTCGTGTTATCGCAGATGTCCACATAATCAACACCAAGTCCAAAGACACGGCGATGATAGTAATGATTCGCCATTGCGCCTTGTGTGTTGACGAGATTGAACGTCTCACAATACGCATAATCGTCCATACCCATGGTGTTGCTTACCCTGCGTCCATCACCATCCTGCTGCGTGAAGTAGCATCTCCAACCGCCCTCGATCTTCTCAACTTTTGAGATAGTAAAACTACCAGGGGAATTGACCACCTTACCATTGATATGTGTCGACTTCATCAGCTGCATCTCTTCTGCCGTCAGCTGCTTACGCACGTGGACGTAATCACTCTCAATGTGATAGTTTCCTTGCTCATCAGCGTATATGCCCGCACCCGTCGAGTCCTTGATATAGTTGCCGATGAGTATGCGAGAGAGTAGTGCCACGCCGTCAGCATTGATTGAAAACTGCCCATTTACTCCCAAGCCGATGCCCTTGAGGAAGGTGATGAGCTGCTGTGCCACATCCTCCTCCTTCTTGCTTAGGAACTCCTTTTGCGAACGACGTGCAGAAAAGAGATTGGTGTCGGTCGGTAGTGTAGATTCACCGCTCCGTATGATGTCGGGCACAGCACCGAGAGCTAACATTGCGTAACTCTTTGCCTCGTTAATGCCATCATTAATGCGAGTCATGCTGCCCGTACTTGTGGCATCGCTGATTTCAAGATTCATCTGGCTGGGTAGCGTCACACTGCGACTAATGCGGGTGATGCGACTGCTGCGAAAACCTGTTTCGGGGAAATATTGTGAGCTTTCCAATCGTATTCTCCGCCCGATATAGAGTTGCATCCGATTGCGTTCTATCCAGACATGATGCGTCGGACATTTATACACCGACGTGTCGATGCAATGCTTGGCATTGAATGCTTCCACCGCTGCGAGGAACTCCTGTTCCGCCAGTCCGTAATACTCATCGGGCATACGGATATTCCAAAGAATGTACTTATCACCGGGCTTCGGAATGAGCAGTCCACCCGGCAGCTGCATATCGTCATTATAAGGCCAGGTGGTGATGATTTCAAACTCTCGTTCCTCGGTATGGTAGTTCACTTCAAAGTCTCTGCCGTTGAGCTCGCCACTCTGAAACACCACATGCTTTACCAGTCCTGCCAGTTCGTATTTATTCGGGTTGAAAGGTAGGTCTTTATCTTTGAACCAGTATATTTTGAAAGGTTTACCTTCGTTGTCCTTAACTGATGATTCCCTCACTTCGCTCACCGTACCGATGCGACGTGGATAAATGTCAGCAAAGGCGGCCTCTTCATAATGATGAAAGACACCATACTTCTCAACATTCATATCCACATATTTCTGACCATTCGGCAACTGGAGACGTACAGCACCATACTTCTCACGGTCAATATTGCGCGAGCTACCCATTGGAAACAATCGTGTATAAAACTTCACACCATCAGCCGTATCGCGTTCAAGCTGCGTGATACTCTCTGGATAACACAGTGTGAGTTCCTCACCATGCTCGCACCGACAGACGTTCACCGTCTGTCCCTCCACCCACCATTCTGTCTTGGCAGCTTCGGCAACCTTGCGCAGAGCCTCGTCACAATAAGTTCCGCTGTAGTCTATAGTCAGGTTCTCGGTTGCAATGACACTACCCATCTTCCACTCTGTTGAACTCATTCCAGCATTGATACAGCCGACTATGAGCCGCACATGCTCTGCAGCTGGAGCAGTAAGCGTGAATACCGCTTCGTTCTCACCATCAGGATTCTTCAGCACCAACAACCGCTTGATAAGACTTTCTATACCATAGACTTTCAAATCATAGCTCCATTCACTCTCACTCTTCTGTGTCGGCAGATAGCGTTCCTGCAGCCAGTAGCGTTCACCCTCAAATTCGCACCAGTCGTTTACATCGAGCTGTACGAAGGCATGGTGCACAAATGAAAGGGAAAGCAGGTTGTCACCGCCAAGTGTTTTATCTTGTTGACTGTTATTGCCTGGTTCTATTTGGCACTTCAAATTATTGTCGCTCCCGTATATTTTAATCATCTTGGTAGGTTATAAAAAATAAACTTATCGTTTATGCATCGTAACTCTATCACTTTTAATGCGTAAACTTATCGTTTACTACCGCTAAGTGATAGGTTTACGAATTGCATAGTAATTGCTCATTGATAAAATGCTGTTAGAATACTGATTAAACACCATTAGAATGAGGAGACAGGTTCACGAAATTTCACCTTGAAAGCTCCGCATTGCTGTCCAGCCGACCATAGGTTGCTGATTGCCGTAAACCCGCTTGGGAACTGATCGACAAACATACGCATTTCTAAATTCAGCGTAGGAAATCGGAAGTTTAACCACCCTTTATTGCCTTGCTTCAAAAAGTGCACGAAATCAGTGTATCGTCTGACGAACTCACTTGAAGTGTTAGCACTAACGGCAAAATGAAGTGTTACGTCTCGCCCTTCTGTCTTCGGACGCAGGTCATCGCTATACTCTTCACCATGTTGCTCTCGTATATTGACTGCAACATTCGCCTTTATCTTTGCAGGTGCGAGCAGCGCATTGAGATTCTCGTGTCCGCCTTTCTGCTCCTCACGTAGGAAAGCTTTGTAAGTTGTCCAGATGTCAGTGTCATTGATAAACACCTGTCCTGATAATATATGTTCTGCCATAAGTTTATCTCATTTTTATTCCGTCACGTTTCATAGCTTTTATATCTTCTGATATATCTTTCAAATGCTTGCAATAGGACGTGTTCTCAACCAGTTCTGCAAGACAGTCGGAAGCCGAAGCCCACCGCTCTGCTATCTTAGCGAGCAAGTTGTCCATGCTTGCCCAGTGAAGCTGTCCACTGGTAAAGAGCCCTTCCAGTTTCGTTCCTTGGTCTTGTGTCATCGTCTCAAAAGCACCGCTTCGCCCTGTTTGCTGCGTTCCTTCAGAAGGGTCAATACCAGCAGCATCGTAAGCAGCATTTCGCTCAGCCTGCATATCATTGACTATCTTGGTGTACATATTTCTCAGGCTCTCGGCTTCACCTTTGGAGAGTCCGTCCTTCATTGCATCGGCAAAGTTGTTGTACCATGCCCGAAGTCTATCGCCATACTTTTCCGACTGCATCCAGTTCAGAATAGCATTCTCAAACATCTCATCGACACTCTTCAGTATCTCACGGTTGCTATTCTTTACGTCCTTCACCAGCGACACTAATGAGTTGCGGGCAGAATCGAAACTAACATCCGTCAACTTCTCACGATAGGAGTCTTCTATTTTTTCCAACTGCTTCCAATAGCCGATGTAATCGTCCATGAACTGCGCTGCGTCCTTATATCCATCGTTAGCAAGATCCTTAAGATGGCTGTATTCACTTGTGAGTTTCGTTGCGACCTCATACATTTCCTTGCTTGATAGTGTCCACACATCAGCGGCACCTCGCACGTTTTTACCCAGCAGTTTACTGATAGCATCCCACTCGCTATTTCTCATGCCTTCGTTAATCTTATAGTTCGAGCTGTGGTGTCCATCAGTCCATGCTTTGTACCAATGTCCATTTGTGTATGCAGCACCACTACGTGCCATACTTTCACGTGCATTGCGTTCCAAAGCCTCTATGTTCCGCTTCTGTTGTTCGTATAGGCTGCCAGCATCACTCATTTTCGATTTACTAAGCTCATCGGTGAGATTGTCAATAGCCTGTTTCAAATCAGCATTACTTTCGGTGAGCTTTTCAAGGTCACGCTCTAAGTTCTTATCGCTATCGCCATCTCCTAACAGACTGGTCAACTTACTGAATCCGCCAAACGATACAGTGTCAAGTATATGATTAAGGTGTTCCATCAGATTACCTAAAGGTTTTGTGATAATCTCTCCGCTGAACACATCATCTAATATCTTCTCGACTGCTCCAAGTATAGTATCTTGAAGACTTGTAACAATACCGCTGATACCATTCTGTGCAATAGCATCGAATATACCGAGGACAGCACTAATAACTTCGCCCATCATGCCCGTATCACCGAGAGCTGTTGAGAGAGCCTTGCTTACGCTGCTGTCTTTCCCAAACAGAGACTGAAACCCTTTTGCAAGTGCATTGCCTACAGTCTTTGTAGTCTCACTGCCGCCAAAGAGTTTGTCAAGCTGCATCAGTGCGCCACCCAGGCCTTTGAGCGAGCCACTTGTGAGTCCACTGATGGCACTCTCCAGTCCTTCGAACATTCCCTTGGCTCTGTCAGCACTTGCTTTCAGGCTTTCAGTTGCTTCGTTGGCTGCCTGACTATATGTTGCAACAGCTGTGCTTGCAGCATTCTGTTCAGCTACCAAGCGGTTTACTTCCGTTTGCCAGCGTTCCATATCCTCGGTGTTCCCTTCGGCTTGTGCCAGTTCAAGTTTCTCACGTGCATTTTTCAGACTTTCGGTAGTCTCTTCATATACGTGACGTTCCACTTCTTGTGCAGTGATGAGCTTCTCCATAGCAACCTGATAAGCCTCCATGTCATTGCTGACCTTACGGAAGATGTCGCCGTCCCATACGGCAGAACTCTGTTCAAGTCGATGGATCAGTTCGAAGACTGCCGACTGGTCTTGGATACTACTACTCTTAAACTCTTTGCTCTCAGTTATCTTTCGCAGCTTACCGAGTAGCGGGTCAAGTTCAGACTTAAAGATTGCGCCGAACTCACCAAAGGCGCTGCCCCAATCAATACTTTGTTTGATGGCATCAACGTCAACCTTACTCTGTGCTGAGTCGCGTTCAGCTATCAGTTTCTGCCGCTCCCCTTCACTTGTTGCTTTCTTTATCTTCTCGGCGTATTCCTCTGCTATAGCTAATTTCTGCTGGTTAAAAGAACCATACTCTTTTAGATAGTCGCGCATTGCCTGGCGGTCGGCAGAGAATACGTCTGAACGCTTCTTGAGAAAGTCTTGCTTAGCAGCCACCTCTTGTGCCTTTTTGTTTTCCTCCTCCTCTTTAGTATAAGCAAATCGACTATCAGCAGGATTTGCATGGAAGACTTTTCCCTTATTGACAGGATTAGCTTCCCAAGCCTTTTGTGCAGCTTCTATCTTACTCTTCTTTATATCCTCATAATTCCGTTTTATCTTTTCTTTCTCCTTGTCGAAGTCGAGTTGTATCTGTGCAAGTGTCTTCTTAGACCCCTCTTGCATGGCATCAATCCGTGCCTGCTGCGTCTCCAATACCAAATCCTTTGCAGCACGCTTACGCTCCTCTTTTTGCTCTTCAAGTATTTCTTGATAGCGAGCTTGCTGCCGAGCAATCTCTTCCTTGGAGGGACCTTTCTTCTCTTTCTTTTTCTTTGGTTTCTTTTTACTCTTCCTCTTGCTTTCATTAAAAATAGTTTCAGCATATCCTCCTTTATGCGCAGATAGTTTTGCTGTAAGTTTACCAATCTGACTATTATAATCAGCCCAAGCCTTAGTACCATATACCTCTCCATCACGCTTCTTCTTCAAATCCTGAAGGCGTTTCTCCATATCAGCATCA